CGGTTTAATTCAGACTTGGAAGGCTAAAAATATTTATCTTTACCCTCCCAGAGCTGTTGCGCTGAAGCACGAGCAACCAAAACCAACTAAGTTATTTACAAAAAACACTCAATTTAAAAAATCAAACCAACGTATCTGGTTAGAACAAGCATATAGAAAATGGCTTCATAAAGAATTTGAACAGGGAATTTTATTTATAACTTCTGCTGAGGTTGCTTTTATCTCGACGCAACGAATTAATTTTGACTTTCCTCTGTGTATCCTGAAAGATAAACCAAAATTGTTAATTGATGACGAAACTTTAAAACCTTTAAAAAACTGCAGGGTGTTTGGTTTTATTTACTACTTACCTCCTGTGACGCAGTACGAATCAAGCGTTAATAAGTTTCGTGAGATGTATAGTAGTCTGGGACGGGTTTATACGTAATAGGTTCTTTAGTCGCCCACGAATCATCAGGGCCAAAAGAATCTCGATTACCAAAATTTAAACCGGAAGGTTTGCCTGTGTAGGTTGGTTCTCGCCTAGGTTTTAAGTTAAACAATTGTCCAGCAAATCTTAAAAAACGAGGTTCTTTGTCGACGTGCGATTCTCTTCGCGAACCAAAACTATCAGCACGTCTTTCTGTTCCTGTTTTACCTATAGCTCTCATTACCCGTAACTCATTAGATCATTAACGGCTTGGTTCCCAGCATAAAATTGTGCAAGATTAGCACTAGCATCAGGTCGATCATAAATTTTTCTCTGACTTTGAGGATCGCTGTAATTGTACAGTTCACGATTAGCTGGACTAAAACTCATAACACCTTTAATACCGTCAGTATCAATAGAGGCAATCGCATCAGGAGCATTATAAGCAGCTTTATACCGTGGGTTTGACAAAATACTGTATTGTGTATTACTTTGATCTATAGTATTTTTTAAACGTTCAGTGTCGATTCTGGGTGCTTCTGCTATTTGCCCCAAACCTTTAGCCTCAGCTTCAGGCATGTATTTGTTAAACGCGGCAACGTATTCGTTGACGGCATCGGGTATATTTTTTCCGGTTAAACCAGCAATCCTTTCAAAAGTTGCAGCTATCTGCTTCGTAGTATTTTCGCGTTCCGTGTTTATTTTATCTAAAGATTTTTGTGTTAATTGTTCGTTAAAAATACCTGGAGATTGTTGAGCCCCGACACCAGCTATGTCTTGATAAGCCTTAGCAATATTAGTTACGCTTGGTATAAGCCTACCGAGACCGTCTACAAACTGACCAGCTTGATTAAAAAAGCCACCGCCGCTTTGTGCTTTAGCAAAAGGATTATTGACATTGTAATCTCCATAGTTAACTCCTAAGTCACCCATGGAAAACCCACCTGAAAAGTCTCCAGTTGGATACGTAAACCCACCTGGGTTAACGCTATAGTCACCGTAATTAAACCCTAAGTCACCTACAGAAAAACTCATCTTACTTTGCTGCGAGAGACAGTCATTTAAGTTTAACCCTAAATTACAGGTGTAGGAGTAGTAAAAGCTTGTTGTGCTTGAAGCATAAGTCTATTTAGTTTGTCTTGAGTTGCCGCTTGAGCACTTTCAGCAGACGCAATTGCTTGGTTTCGCGCTCGAAATGCAGCCTTAGCCTCCTCATCTTCTTTAGCCTCCATAAGATAAGCTAAAACTTTATCGGAGGAAGCATCACCGTCCTCCTCTTCTTTAAACTCAACAAGCGGCGGACTAGAAAGTGTTGACCTTTCTAAATCTTTATCACCCTCTCCTGCTTTTTTTAAAAGTCCAGTAATTACACTTGCGACAACTGGGTCATAGGCTCTATTTGTTGGTTGACCTTGAGTGCCGCCAGGTTCACCGGTACCTTCAGGAGCTGCATACTGGACTGAAGGGTCGTAAGAGACTGAAGCACGATCGCCACGGTTCTGTACAAAACGTTGAATATCTTTAAAGGATCTAACTGGCTGATTCCAATAACTTTTTCCTTGCAACGTAGGTAAGGATGCCCACTCAGGAGCAAGGCGAGCAATAGTTTGGGGTGAGATTGGATCGCGATCGGGATTAACTCCGCGCATGCGAATTAACTGCAACGCCGCTAAATCTTGAGATCGAGGCCCAAAATCTCTGGCTTTTACCATAGGAGCTACCCGATCCCACGTCGTTGACAAAAATTGATACGCACCCGCAGCATCACTTGTATAGTCTCCACTAGTATATAAACGTCTGGGGTGGTCTACGAAGTTATTAGTTATAGGTTTATACCCAAACGTAATGTTGTACCGAGGTCTACCTTGAGGACCGAGGGTACCCTCAGTAAAAGAAATAACGTCTAGATAACGACGAGCATTCGGCGATATAAAATCCTTATTAGTCATTAGGTTCCTCTTGGAATATATCAATATTAGTATCTATAGCCACGTCGAGCTCTTCTAAAACAGATTTATACGCACGTTCTCTACACACAAAATTATAAATAACTTTCCACATATACTGGTCCCTCGCTTTTCCTTCCAAACTGATCGCCCTGTTCTTGAGTCTGGTCAGAACAAAATCGTCTTCGATTGTTAGACCAACAACCAACTGACTTCCGTGGTTTTTCATTGTGTCCTCGAAGCTCATTTAAGTTTAGCTCCAATCGTCACCACGCTCGGCAACTCCAGAAACCGGGAGTTAGTTTGCTCTTTTTTTCGTCACAATTATGACGTGCTCTGAAGTTAGCTCTTCGTTCTGGAATGTGTTTTTTGATAGTCATATTAGGATCACCAAAACGCACTAAACGCACAGTATCTCCTTCCTTTGCGGCCACGGCGAATTTTTTACCTCCATCAGAATCTCGACGAGGTTGATTATATCCTTTGAAGATTTCGCCAGCAAGACGAATCGTCATGCGCCGTATTTCGACTACAGTTTAGTCTACCGTAACGATTATGAAATTAAGATTAAAAGCATAATCATGGTTTGACTTACAGCTAATCCCTGCTAACGTCGTTACGTCCACGACATTTACTTTCTGAACTCCAATGGAGACTGCACGGCTCCTGACTATCGCTCAGACCGCAGAGCTGCTCAACTGCTCTGCTGGTTTTGTACGTAAACGTATCTCTCTCACCGAATCTAATCAGCCCGGTGGTTGGCCTAAGGGCATCTTCGTTAATCTTCAGCCAAACGGCGCGAAGTCTCTGTACCGTATTCATCAAGATTCTCTTCAAGAATATTTGAAAAGCGGAGCAGAAGTTGATAACGAAGAGGTTAATATAGAGGAAAGCGCCGCCTGCGCTCTTTGAGCTTAAACCTAATGACCTCCTCGATCACGGATATACTTCAGGCTGCCGTCGAGGCACCTAAGAAAGAAATGATCACCCAGGAGGTCATTATACAAAAAGATAACTGTGTAGACAATTTGATCTACAACATGGTTGCTTTAGCTTCTTACCTATACCAGCTAAACACGCAAGCGCATCTACTTCATCTAAATATTGAATGTCCCCAGTTTCTAGCGTTGCACAAGTTTTTAAAAAAACAATACGAACAACACACCACGGACTTTGATACAGTCTCTGAACTGGTCAGAAGCATGGATTACTTAATGCCTATGTGCCAGAACGGACTACTAAACGCCTATAAAAAGTTTCCTAACACCAAAACGTACGAAGCAAACGACAGCCTAGTAACTTATTTAAAAAATCTAGAGCAAGGCGGAATGTTAGGTAAATCCGTCGTTGAAATGGCTAAAGAAGTTGAAGCTCCAGATGTAGAAAACTTTGTAGCTGAAATTGTTAACAACATGTTCAAGAGCGCGTGGATGCTCAAAGCAACTTTAAGAAACAGTTAAACTAGAGCCCACCCGCCAGCAAAGGCTACGTACAAACCACTGGGGGTTCCAGTGTTGTCAATTTTGTATCGAAGGGAACCAGAGGGCCCAGTTCCAGTCAAAGAGCCTGTATAAATATCGGAACAGGAAACACCAGTTGCCGTAACAACTCCAGAAGCAAGGATTGCACCTAAAGCACCTGAGGCAACCACCGAGCCGAGGGACCCGGAGGCTAATAACGCACCGCGAGAACCAGAAGCAAGAATTGCACCTAAGGCACCTGAGGCAAGAATTGAACCAAACGAACCTGACGCTACAAGAGCCGAATTTGCAAAAATAGCACCGGAAGCAATGGTGACGTTTGCACTTCCAGCTACATCAGCAAAAGCTGCACCAACTTTTTGCCAAGCTGTACCGTTCCATACTTTTAAATAATATGTAGTTGTGTTGGAGTCTGTCCACAACTCTCCTAAAGAGTTACCTGCCAAACCCACGGGTACAGCGTTAGGAGCTACGGTGCCATAAGCGGTGGGACCGATTTTTCGTATGCTGCCAGCAGAATCTTCGAAATAAACTCCAGGGTCTGCCGCACCAAAACTCATAACAAGCTCACCATTAACAATGATGTTGCCACTCGGTCTATCGGATGCGTTACCGGTTCTTTTAAGTAAAGAAGTAACTGGTGTTGAAGTCATGTTAGTAGGTTCCTCCGTTTATAAATGTAGGGGGATAGCTCGGAGGCACAAGTTCACCATTAGTATACTGACCTCCGTCTAAAATATTAGAAGAGCTTGTGATAACAACACCATCAGAGTAAGTTCCACCATCATAAATTTCTTGAGGCAAAGCAGCAGGATTTAAAGGATTGAAATCATTTATTGTAAACAGTTGAAAGTTTGTATCTTGAAGTTCTGTTAAGTCGTCTAGCTGTCCAAAATTTAGTGTTTTTGCAATCATATTATACTTATCAGCATAAAGTAGATGCTTAGGTAACCCTCCAAGAGAAGGACTGTAACGAGACCACCAGACAAGATCTTCCTCTCGTCTTAGAAAACTATTTTGTTTTGCTAAATCAACTTCAAATTTTTCACGATAATATTCATCTAAAGGCTCATCATTTGGCTGAGGTAACCTTGAAGTTGTGACATTAAACAATCTAAACTTACGTTGCATGTCCCAAAAAGCAGCATAAATATGTTTACACCATTTAGGTTGAAAATAAAATAAAGAGGGATCTGAATAGACGGCTGTGTCTTCGTAAGAAGGTATAGTGTAGATTTTGTTTAGATAAATAAAACCAAAGGTTCTAGCGTACCCAGGATAGTCATTAGATGGACTTACTCGACCAGAAGCATTAGGACCGCCATCGAAAAAACCAGGATCGACGTTTAATATACTTGTATAGGGATACCGTTGTTTAACTGAGAGATTATAAAAATTAAAACCTTCTCTGTTTAAAAAATCTTGACAAGAGCACTGAACTCTTATTTCTGTTGTAAGAAATTCACCAACTAATGGAGGACCTGTAGCGGGTACAACAATCGTCGTGGAATTAACCACAGACCAACTTTTATCAGCTGCAAACGATAAAAATAATGTATTGAAGTCTGGGTTTATTGATGGTTCTAAAATAACACCGTTGAAACCTACAGCTGTAACTGTGTAGTTACTGTATCCAAATTGTTTTTCCGTACCGTCAGAATTAAACCTGTTCGACAACACCTCTCCGGTAAAATACGAAATAGGAGAACCAAATCGTTGACTTAGGACTACGGCGTAAGTCGTTTCATCATATTGAGTTACAGATTGAATTGAAATACCAAAGTCCAAGAAGTTAAAAGTATCTCGTGGACGAATACCGACCATGTGCATACGCATATCGCTTCTGAGTGTCGGATATACAAAGAACAAGCCAGGTATATACCCACCTACACCGGCAGTGCCTGAGACGTAATATTTAAAAGACGAATAAATTAAACCACTGTACGCTCCTTGTGCATACATGCTAAGTTCATAACCACGGCGCCAACGTGACCATAAAGAAGCATAGTTGTACTCACTTACGACACTAAAATCTTTCGTGTTAATTGCTGGTCTAAATCTACGCTTAAAAGGTAACGGACGTAAGAGCTGAGATTTTTTATCAGATCCAATAATATTTGAAATAGGTTTAAAAGAACCAAGTGGTCTCGGACCATTAGGCAAAAAATCATCAGAGCCCTTTTTACGAGCCACGGATCAATAAAAACCGCCTTGCGCAAAAATCGAGAGACCTGACGCACTTAAGCCACCGGAGACAGCGGCGGGTCCGTTACCTAAGTAACCTACACACAAAATATATCCTTTCTCTAAATACAAAGCTTCAGACTTACCAATTTCAATCGGGCGAACTAAGTTAGTGTCCCCAGTTTGAGGCGTGGGAGCAACGGTTGCTGGGAGTTCTACACGTTGAATCAAACCTTCTGTGTCACCGGATAAACCAACTTCGAACTTACTTATCAAAAGAGAAGCTGAGGTAGAAGGAGCAGCTTGGTTAGGTGCATAGATATAAACACCAAAAGCTGCAGAACGGACACCACCATTATTCGGATATCCTTCGTTAGCTACGACAAAGATATCCTCTACAAGAGCTCCGTCCTCTGAAGGAAGATCTCCAACGCGAACCAATTGAATTAAGTCACCAAAATCAGGACTACTTGTATTAGTTACAACAGTAGTTCCGTTATTAACTTTAGCGCCTCTAAGAAAAGGCCTATCAACCATTAAAGGTTGTTTGTTGGTGCTTGTAGAGCTCATGATTTAGATCCTAGGAAACAAGGGAAGAGTAGTAATCAGCCGGAAGTGCAGCGGTTTGAGACAGGTCTTCTGACTCAACTAAAGCCACACTGGTGCGAGCTGGATCTATTGTAGAGGTAACCCCACCAGTAAACAGCCGTTGCAAAGCAGTGGGTGATGCAATTGCCTCACGAAGAATAGCAGTGTTAAAGGGAGAAAAATCTGACTCCGCCACGGCCTGTGCTACGTCTCTTGCTCCTGGTCGTTCTCGCATAGGTTGATTTTGACGGCGATTTCTACGTTCAGCTAATTCACGACCTAATCGATCCCCTGCATAACGAGTGCCTCGTGGTTCAAAAGCAGGATTAGCAGGAAAACCCCTAATAGCCCTGTAAGCATTTGCTACACCTGGAGCTATATCACCAACTTGTTTTACAAGATTAAATAAACCAGATTCATCACGTCTAGCAACTCCAAATTCCGAGCCAGGAACCGGAAGCTCTACGTCTCGGAAAACGTCAGGTGTATAGCCAAGAGGAGGATTGACAAAACGTTTGCCGGTATAGTCATTTATATTGCCCTGCGAAGGTCTGTTATAAGCAGTATCAAAACCATAACTAGGGGAGAAAGAGTAGCTCATTAGATAACCTCCGAGAACAACATTTTAACTCGTTATCAGTAATACATCATCTGATCACGCTGAGGAACACTTAAGCGCTGCAAGAACTCTTCAGCAGGAGTAAGTACAGGTTGTTCCATAGGTGTGGTGGCACTACGTAAGTCGAAACTTCCTTGAGTTGGAGCTACTGCACTTTGAGCCGTGGCGTTTGCGTTTCCAATGGCGTTAGCCTGATTGTTTGTCCCCATTGGAGTTGTAAAGGTCGTAGTCGTTACGGACTGTTGAGTTTGTTGGTTAGCTTCAGGGTTAACCATGCTGCGACGATGCATTTCGTAAGCTAGAGCAGGGTAGCTTTGAGCCCACGTCCGCAAGGCAGTTGACTCAGCAGGACTAGAACCTGTTCCTTCTGCATACTTCATCAACGATTGCCTTACAGGAGCTTGATTTGCATAGGCAGCTCTCGCAGCGTAATAATCCTCTGCACTTTTATACCTCTCAGGGCTACGGGGTTCCATAGCTCTATCTACAGCGGCGGCGCGAGGTGAATACTGAGCTAACTGCTCACGCATCTCACTTGCGCGATCTCCACCTCGAGTAATTACAGGTGCTGGGGCAGTTGGATCTGACCGACGAGGCATAGGTTGACTTTGTTCAGGAGAACCTACGGAACCTAAGGGAGTGCCGTCATCATCAGCAAATATCACAGGGGGTTGTTCTGGTTGATTAATTCCGTTAGGAGTAACCAAGGGTTCTCCAGGAACAGTCCTTGTCCCACCTTGTGGATCAAGAGGAGCAGAGCCTTCATCTCCGCGCATCATGTTTCCTATGGTACTACTTAACCCAAAGCCAGCTAGACCAGCGCCTCCAAGAGCGCCGACACTTCTAATAGGATTATTACGTAATACGTCTATAAGTATGTTTAAATCACCAATTTGAATGCCCCCGGTGGCATTACGTGTAGCTTTTGTAACAGGATCAACGACTTTACCAACCGGGAATGGACCCATTAGACTGTTAGGGCTGTAGCTAGCCGGCGGTATAGCAGCTAAAGGTGATATATCTTCAACGACATTATCAGCCGGGAATGGACCCATTTGACTTTTAGGGTAAGACTTAACGATATCGAGCTGAGGCCTTGACGGTCTAGCAGCTAAAGATGATATATCTTCAACAACATTACCAGCCGTGTCTAAGACAACTCGACTTGTAGGGTAAGGATTGATACGTGGATCTATTTCAATGCGACCGGTAAACGGATCAGGTTCACTAAAAAAAGATCGCCCGCGAACTTCACCACCAGGTGCTCGGGGAGTAAGAGGAATACCCTGTTCAATGGCCTCCATGACATTAAGTCTATTTGGAGGAGGAACAGGACCTAGAAAAGCACCAATATTAGCTTCAACGCCCTCACCGTATGTAGTGTTACCAAGCTTTCTTCCTCCAACAGCTTGAGTACCTGGAGGGTACCTTAAAGACATTCCAGGACCTTTTATCTCACCCGGACCTGGTCTAAGAAATGTGCCTTGTAAATATTCGGGAACAGAAGCAGGAATATCTCTAGCTGGAGGAGCCTGTCCACGCAGCCTATCAAAAAGAGCTGCCGCATCCTCGGGAGGAACTGAAATTTCCCCTCGCCTTAACCTATCTGCAAGTTCTCGATCTGCTGATGTTACACCTTGACGTGGACCTAAAATATTTGGTAAAGCCTCTCGAGCTCTAACTGTAGGCGCGATTTGTCGTATTTGATCCGCGCGTTGAATATCTGCAGGAGTTACTGTCGGTGACCGACGTGGCACATCCGGCAAAAGACGGCGAGGGTTTGGAGTCGGAGTAGCCAAAGGTAGAGGACCACCCATTATTACGTTTTCTGCATTTCTACCTAGGTTCTGAGCACCACCACTTAGTTGTTTCAGCAACCGCTGAGCACCAGCAGTACCCTGTTTTCTTATTTCATTATAAATAAAATTACCGAGGCCCATGTGCTGAAACCGATCACTAATAAAGTAAGTCTACCGCCAATTTGCGTAAAAATAGAGTCTGTCTGCTCGTGAAATATCAGGTGGTCCAGGTATTGCTTGAATAAATTCTCCACCTGATCGTTCAAAGCGATATCTCGCGGCCACGGGGTCTCGATAGTTAGGTACATAAAGCTGTTGCGCTAACCTATCGCACTCATACAAATAGTTTTCCCTCCATATGCGAGCTGTTTCACGTTTATCCTGAATATTAATGGAACGTGAAACGTCACCAAGAATTGTTTCTTGACGACTCGTAGCTCTACCGGTAGCAAGCTCAGTAAGACGCTCAGCTTCCTCACAGCGCTCAATTTGCTGAATTATCTTGTCGTAATAAAACTCACTAGGGATACTATTACAAGCTTCGAGCAAACGAGCATAGTCACCCGCCGGAACAGTTGCGATGTTAAAGGCTAAGTGATAAGCAACACGGCTAAAGTTAAAATCGTCAAGGGCATAACCAAAAACCTGAGCAGGATTTCTAGTTAATTGATTAACTGTCGCATAAATTACTTCGCGCTTAGTGGCGTCAGTCGTTGTTGGCTGAAATACAACCCCTTGCTGAGCTAAATACGATTGAATTTGCTCAAGTTCAAAAGTAGTTAGTTGGGCCACGGAGACGAAAACTTATGTTCTTCTATTCTACGTATACACTCCCGGTAGCAAACACTTCATCCCAATCAACTCGTTTAATTGAGTTAAGTTGATCTAGTTTTATGAACTTTTCACCAGGTAAAGATTGACGTAACTCAACAATTTCTTTAGCTGTTTTTAGCCCCACGCCTGGTAAGCACTGCGTAAGACCTTCGGGTGTCAGAGTATTTAAATTTATCCGAGTGTCCGCAGGTGGTAGAGGTTTAATTATCGGAGTTTTTTCAATCTCTGACTTCACATTTCGCCTGCTGCGCCTGGTACCTACATGGTTAGCACTTGGAGTTGGTTCATTTTCATCAAGAAGTTCTCCAACTTGGTCTTTATGAGCAAAAAAGACTTTACCTGTGGTATTTGAACGCACCATAAAGTAATCACCTTCGTCATACGTCGAAAGTATCTCAATTTTTACGCCACTAGGTCTATAAACACTGGCTGTCATGGGCTGAGTCAACATGTGTACAGTAGTTTAGGCTAAACAACCGCAAAAACAAAGCTTATTGATCACAAGTTTTTAGTTTTGGCGCAGATTTTTCAATAAATTCAGCTCGTTTCTCCCAAGTATCGCCTCCAACACGTCCTTTAGCTGGATTTATGCACTCAGAGGAGTCAGTTTGGTTACAAACCAAGCCCGCAAGGTCTAGTTCACTACCTTTTGCCCCCGTACGCCAATAATGAACATTATTTAACCAAGTAGCGCCGCATTTTTGGCACTCTTTTCGTTTAATTCCAAACTCTGAAAGCTTCCGGTCAGTCATAAAGACCACGCAAGAAACATATGCTTGATACTTTGCCAGTTAACGATTTAAAAAACGCTAAAAATTTTATTAATAATTTGATTCCAAAACAAAAACCCCTCCCGAAGGAGGGGTAGATGTAAGAACCCGTTACTGATTAGATCAGGAAGGTGAAGTCGAAGTAAATATACTTGACTCGATAACACCACCGGGCTGCAGAGCAAGATCTGAACGCTCGGGGGGTTGGTCAGGAAGAATCCAGCAAACTTCGCAGATTGCCAGAGCCTTGTTTGCACCTGAAAGTCTTCCAGTACCAGCGCGAGGATCGTAAATACCCGAACCTTGAGCAAGACCAGAAGCAGCAGCACCACCAAGATTAGTAGTGGTGAAGAGTTTCCAGGTAGTAGCGTTAGCCAGAGCGGACAAGCTGCTGCTGTTGAAGATGTTAGTAGAAGCAATGCTTCCGTTAACAATCCGGCTAGAGGCGCCCGTAATGGAACAACCAAATTGACCGGAAACAACAGTGCCGTTGTCACGCAGACCTTGAGCTACAGCAGGAATCAGAGAAACCTGTGGGGTAGCACTTCCACCGGCAACGCCGGAGCTAACAACATCACCACCGTCAATGCGCAAGGAGGCACGATAAACGTAGCCAGACGCAGGAACGATGATGCCATTCGTGATATCAGCCCGAATATCCTTATGGAAATCAGGAGAAGGAATGATAACGTTAGCGTTTAGGAAGGGTTGCTGAGCAGCGTTTTGACCCGAACCATAAGGTAGGGTGTAGTACTCAAGTTGATTGTTTGTACCAAGAGCTTGGTAGCTCAGGTCAACATAACCAACTGCTTGCTGAGCAATCCAACCAGGACGGAATACAACACCAACAGGACCACCCACGGGTTGGTTGGTTAAGTTGGTGGAAACACCGTTAGCGTTGTTGTACTGAACGGTTTTTTCTTCGTGCCAGTAACGAAGAACGTTTGTGTAGTTACCAGGATAAATCTTGGCAACTGAGAGCTGGTTAGTAGCGATCGCCATTTTTAGTTACCTCCTCAAGCGTCGAAAGAGTAGGCAACGGTGACGAAGTCAGCGTTCAGAAGTTCGAAACCTGCGTACAGGCTCCAAATCATCATGATGAAACGGCTGAAGTCATCGTTGTTGTTGAGTAGCACTTGGGCGTTGTTACCGCCAATGCCAACTCCAGTGGACTGCGGACCAAAGAAGATACCGATCGCAGAGTTGTAGCTCTGTGAACTGGATGCAATGGTCGCAGCCTGTGTTTGTGTAGGCATGTTGGTGCTTTCGAAGAAGCGCACACCTTCAAACACAAAGCCCGTGGGCATAATCGGTTCGCCAGCCACGAAGGTAGCTTGACCGAAGCCCTGACCCATGTACAGAGCAGCGTTAGGCTGCATGCCGGACATAAGTGGGTTGATTTGACCGTTGCCAGGGTAACGAGCAACTTCACGGAAGTCACTGTTCTGACGCAGGTGCATCAAGAAGGTAGGATCGCAAACACAGCGATAGAAACCGTCTTGGAAGGTAGGAGTGTTCCTCTTACGCAGGCTCTTCACCACGCGCAAAAGGTCATCCTTAACGTCGAATTTGGCTTGTTCGGCGTTGGTATAGCTAAGACTTCCAACGGCTAGATCGCCAGGGAAGTAGTAACCACCTTGGGTGTCAGAAGACTGACCCTTTGATACTGCTTTAAGGAGTTCATTGATGAACACCCGATCACGCCAACGACGATAGTCGTCGAGCAAAGTCAGGCTACCAATGGATTGGTGGAAAGTTGTGAGGCTGCCGGTATCCAGCAAAAGACGCTGGGCAGTGATCAGAGTCTCGCGAGCAATTTTGAAAGTGCTTGGCTGAGTTGGATCACTAGGGTCAGCAGGGCCGGTGTACTCCTTAAGAGTCACCTGAACCTTGTCCTTCACAATGTTGCGGCTGTTTGCAGTACCGATTGTTTGCTCGGCAGTGCGCTCGCGAGATTCTTTGGAGCCAGGGTTACCGAAGAAACGGTAACGATCAAGCTGAACCGTCTGGCCGGGTTGTTTTGCCTGAAATGCTTCGATGAGCACCGTGAGGTTCTTTATCCTCACGTAACATCAACTTAAGGACGTTGATGAGTAGACTATATCATCACCCACAGCAAGAATTATCTTCTGTTTGGGTGTTCCGCGCTCGTGTCACCTTATCGGCTTCTACAACAAATTTGTTGCGGTCAGCCTCGCTCCACTTTGACTTACCTCGATTAGTTCGAGTGTCGTAGCGAAGGTCGAACTTGTAGCTCATGGCTTTACATCCGTATGGTTTTAAAGCCTCTACGAACAAACGAGCTTGAGTGCCGTTACCACGAAGATTCCATTTATTTGGACTCTTCGTTTTCATCGGCTCTCTCGGAGTTAATGAGGCTCCGGTTAAGCTCTCGATCCAATCGGACACAAATAAAGCTGTGTCATAAGGAACGTATAAAGCCAGCTCTACAATACGCTCCCGTACATAAGGTTCTCCTGTTTGCGTGGATTGACCACGCTTGCGAAGATGAAGGTTTCCGTCGTCCATATAAAGAACGGCTAATCCCTCTAAGCCAATATCCCGTAGAAAAGAAGGTGTGAGCACCTTTATTCCTTGTGGGTATAGCTCCTTATATAAAGGAAGCAGTAGCTCTTGTTGATTAGACCACCACTGACAACCAGGAAAACTTCCTGATTGGTTTGTGCATACTCTATCCTTAACTGGCTGTTTTATTCCAAAAATTCTGTTTAAGCGTCCCACTTTCCAGCGGAGATACTCAAACTGTTTTTTGGAGTGCGTGAGCACGAGATTCGGATAAGTAACTTGATGCCTTAGACATCCGTCACCTATACAAACACCTTTAAGGAACGAGCGGTCGCTTCGAGAGAGCATTCGAGCAGTGTTAGTCGTTGAACCTTCCAACCATTTCGGGTTGGCTTGGCTGCTGATTGACCTCCCTTACGGGTCCGGCTTTCCAGCAATTCACGGAATTGTTCGACCGAGCTTTCACTCGGAAGTTCCCAGACCTTAGCAGGTCAAGAAGTCATGAACAACCACAGGTTCCGCAGCCATCTCGACGATGTATGCGGGGTGAGGACGGTAAAGTTCTGCACCAAGAATCTTCGGAAAATCGTTATCGATAAACATCGATAATCCTGAAGAAACTACAAGAGTTATATTAACCTTTTATTTTGCTGATGTAACTAAAACGTGTCGCAATCTTAGTGGTTTAACCAGCTACTTTACGGATCATATTTCTGACACCTTCACCTAACACACCGTACACAGATCCGTAGTTAGGCACGTATCTTGTCGATTTACCTCGATAGCTAGTACGAGACACAACACTCATTTGACCCGGCAAATCACTACGAATTGCTTCCGTAAACACTTGACAATATACAGGAGGACTATAAACCCACGCAGCGCGAGAACCTGATGTGTCGTTCGTTGGGTTTGTTAAAGCAGGATAACGAACGCGTTGAAAAGATCCGGGACCGCCTGTGATCCCGTTACCTACAAAAGCACCTAAATCTGAATCGTATTCGTACGGAGTATTACTGTTCGGCGTTTTAAAAGGATCATAATTTTGGTTGTCAGGAACACTAGCTCCAAACCACGTATAGGTACCAAAATCTTTTAGCCCAGGTTGAGGACCTAAAGCTGTTTGGACAGTGCGACCAGCAACGCTGTACCTACCTTGAGCCCTAAAGCCAACATAGGTGTCTAATAAACCGGAAGCGTGAGGCAGTGTATTTTCATAATTAGTCCAGTAACCAGAAATAGCAGGTGGTACTGCCCTCCACTCCGTATTCAAGTACCCACTTATGTTTGGTGGCCCCACGGGGATTAAACCAAAGTCAGCGCCTTCAAGATCTACACCAAACCATGTCTGCTGAACCCCACTAGGCAGCATGTAACCACTTGATAGTACTTTATATGTATCAGTTAAGTTTAAGTTATCCCCTGTACGCTGTGGTCCCGATTGTATTCGGTGATAAAGACTATTATCATAACGCCAGTTTGTTAAAGGAGTGTAAACCATGTTGTTTTAGCGTATAAATTAATTCTACTCCTCTACAATCTGTAAAGAAGTTATCTCTCCCAATGGTCAATGCAGAAAAATTTCTAACAATATTTTTTGAAGACCCAGAAGCTTCGATAGCCTGTTTTTCGGGTTCTTTAACGGATTCTCTCGTGCACCCACAAAAGCGATCCAAACTTGTTGTGTACCTTGTTAAAACAACTGTTGTCGGATTATTTCTAGCTACATTTATTAGTCCAGTTTTTCACGATAAATTTAAATTAACAAAAAATGAAGCCATCGCGGCCTCTTTTATCTGCGGTTATGCCGGAATTCGTATGCTTAACGCAGCTGAAAAATACTTTGAATACGAAATCCAAAAAAGATTACGTAAGCTTCAGCTAAGCTCCACGGAGCCTTCAAAATCAGACGACAGCTCAACTTGAGCTTGGGGTGCAGGAGGAAGCACAGGAGTGACAACCTCAAGGGGTTGATTAACAACAACCTCTTGAACTTCTTTTTCTAAACTTGGCTTACGACGCAAGGTTCCTAGAGCTCTCATAATTAATCAGTTGGTACTTGTACATTAGCAAAAAAAAGCTCCCCCGTTTCCGAGGGAGACAATTTCGACCATCTAACGTTACTAAGAAGCATCCATGAACAGGAGCTTACTGCGAAGAGCTTCGGGCCCAATCTGACTGAGATAACGCCAGGCGTTCTCTGGGCTGCGATTCATCACGTCACCAAAAGTCTCCCACTGTTGTTGAGGAGCTGGTGCCTGAGTAGACCCACCGGCATTAGCAGGGGGTGCGGGCATATCGTACCTGGGCTGATAAGCCTGGGGAGCTTGTTGACCTTGTCCGGGAGAGTCAATGTCCACAGGATAGACTTCAGTGAAGAAGCGGTCAGTATAGTTGGCTAAGTGATCGGGATTGGTCAAGATAGTCTCCATAGCGTCGTGACGCAGTGCGAGATTATCCATACGACCCGCCTGATCCATCAGCATGTCCTCAAGAGCACAAGAGTACTGATTGAGAATGCCTGGAGCCTCGATACCGAAGTGGTTAACTACGGCGTGAGTTGCGGGGCTTAGACCGTGTGGGCCGCTTTGTGGGGCCGTAGAAGTCTGCGAGGAAACCTGGGTCGGTGAGACGCTGGTAGGCAAGGTCTGCGCTACCTGCTGTGCCTGGTAAGCCCAAGGTTGGACCTGTGAAGCCAGATTGCTCTGTTGAGTAACCTGCGGCTGTGCCACCTGGTAAGGCGACGGTTGAGCCTGGCTGGGGTACGGCGGGTTGATCTGCGTAAGCACCCGCTCCAGTGAACCCATCGCTGCTTCCCACGGATTGTTGGGGGAGGACGGCGACGTTAACTGGTTGTACTGGCTGTTGG